GTAGGGTTCCTTTTGGTAAAACTCAGATTGATTCATTGGATTTATCCGCTGCAACTGATAGGTTACCTTTATATGTTCAAAAGCATCTTCTTTCTCAAATTTTTGGAAAAGAATTTGCTGACCATTGAGTTAACCTTATGGTAAATAGAGATTTTGATTTCTCACGTTTACTAAAAGATTACCCAGAACTATCCAAATATGGGTTATCTGTAAGGTACTCAGTTGGTCAACCTATGGGGGCCCTATCAAGTTGAGCTATGTTAGCTCTAACTCATCATTTCCTGGTAAATTGCGCCGCATGACAGACAGGTATCTCGAAGAAATTTCTTTTCACTTCCTATGCAATATTAGGAGATGATATAGCAATTTGAGATAAACGAGTTTCGTTATCCTATCAGTCACTGATGGCAGACCTTGGAGTTAAATTAGGGATTGCAAAATCCATAATTTCTCCAGATGGTCTGGGGGTTGAGTTCGCCAAAAGGACTCTTTTCAAAGGTATGGACGTGAGTCCGTTCCCTATGAAAGAAGCCCGAGCCTCTCATGGTAGTTTATCAGCTACCCGAGAGCTTCAGCGAAAGTATCAACTTTCAGATCTTAATGTCATCCGATGACTCGGATATGGGTCAAAAGTAACTCCCGGGAAGGTATCTAATAAGAATATGAAATTATTTCAACTTCTTAAAGAAGTACCAACCACGTCGGGATCACTTTTACAGCTTTTCTTAAGAAAAGCATATATAGGCCCTGTTGAAAAAGATTTACTATTTAAAAGATTAGTAATCTTTCTATACAAGGAATTGAAACGTATCGAGAATATGCTTCGGAAATCTGAACGTGAATTGATAAATCACATTTCTGGTTTCGAAGTAAATCAAAATATTCTTTTTGCGCAATTACAAGCCTCTAATCCAGCCTTCGCTAAGTTTGAGAAGGTTGTAGACTGAGATTATATAAAATCTCACTACAAACCAACTCATACTGGAAGTTACTATTTTAAAGGTAGTAAACCGTCAGGTCATATTACAGATAGTCATCCTAAGTACTCCGTATGGAATACACAAGGAAAACTTCTTCCGTATATGACGTTCACTGATGATTTACAAAAGAAGCATACAAAATATGCTCCTATTTTTGTAACGGCTCAAGAAATACAATTGAAATCAATTATCACCGCTTCTGTTACTCATGATCTTTCTAAAGAATATTTAGTTAAGATCTCAAGTATGAAACGAATAATTTCTTCACATTTGTATTTTGTTTCAATTATTAACTCCTACGTTAAAGGGGCATTTTACCCCTTTGCCGGAGAAGCCTATATGACCCGGGGGACTAATTTAAGAGATATATCTAATGCCGTAAACGCTATGTTTACCGTTTTAGATTCTCTTACCTCTATGTCGATTCAGAATCTTACTCACCCTATTAGGGTTCCTAGTGACAAATCAGAGATTTTCTCTGGTTTTGAAACAAAGAGAACTATTTTTAGGTGAAAGAAGTGAATGCGGTTATTCATAGAAGCTACTATGCAGGGTCAGACAGGGACAAAATCCTCAGATCTCATCATTTAAATAATGAGATTTTTATTA